CACCATTAGTAAGGTAATGATTTTCATTACTTCTTGCGTCAAAACGAACTACTGCTGTACTTCCACTTGTAATTAAAGATAGCAATCCTTCACCAGAATCTTCATATAAAAGACTTGCACCAGATGATGCTTCAACATCAAAAAGACTTGTTGGACTTGTAGTTCCTATACCAATACCATTTGCTCCGACTGCTAAATTTTTACTTGCCTCTGAATTTTCTAAATTTAAATATCCGTCAGAGTGCCATTGCATGTAGGCTTTTGCTGTAGTGCTTTCGTAAAATCTCAAGTATGGGCTTGTCGCACCTTTAAGCATTAACTGTTCTGAAGCTGAAGTGTTTATTGTAACAGCACCATTCATAACAACAGTGTTATCTGCTCCTATTCTCATCGCTTCAGCTGGTGTTTCTGACGCATTTGGTGTAGTCCAAAATTCAATACGACCAGGCATATCAGAACTATCACTACTTGATGATGGTTCACCATCTACTGAAAATATTATAGCTGCAGCTTGGTCAAAAGCTGTTCCATCTGCATTATAACCAAATACTCTTAATGTAAATAATTCATCATTTTCTTGAACAACAGCAGGAGAACCAACAGTTCCTCTTGAAAAGAACATATCTTGATAATTTCCTTTGTCGCTATCTCTATATACTGTTTGTGCAATTTTTGAAAAAGTACCTGAAGATTCAACTTCAAAAGCATAATCTGGGCTATCAGTATTAATACCAACCCTAGCGTTTGATGTATCTACACTTAAAACAGGTGTACCATCATTTTTTGATACTTCAAAAAGAGATGTTGAATCACTTGCTGGTATAACTTCTACTTTACTTGTTGATATTTTTAATGATGACGCACTTCCGTCAGTATCAGCACTTTCTATTGCTTGTAAAGAACCACTAATCCCATTAGCGTCATCTACTATAAGTAATTGGTCATAACTATTAGCAATAGTTTGTCCTGTTAACTTGCCCATTATATTTTCCTCATATTAAAATTTTTCATATTATGTCTTCCCAGTTTCTTAATTCTCGTTCCCATACATCATTAAGATTTGTAGAGTTCCACATATCTCTTGCAAGACGAGCTACTTGAGTCGCTATAGAATAAAGTGTATTTGTTAAAGATAACATTATACATTACCTATGTAAGCTATTACAGCTCCACTTGCTAATTTAAAACTATTCCATCTACCAAATATTGTCATTCCCTGTGGGAATACTTGACTTCCAACAGCTGCTGTATTACTACTAGAAACATCAGTAGCTGCAGATGTGTCATCAGGCCATCTTTGAGTATCAGTAGCGACCAATCCATCCGTACTATTAAATACACTATCTTCTAAAAATTGTATTGCAACAAATTTTCCATAAGCTGCTGTTACAGCATTATTACCACTAACAAAACAAGAACCAGCTTGACCTAAAGCTTCTCTAACATAAACCGCTCCAGTTGGATCAAGGGCTAATGCTCCTACATCAGTATCCCCAAGAGTTCTAAGGCTAGCATTATCATCACCAGGTGAATCATATCGCCCACCTACAAGAACTGGATTACCTGATGCATTTTCATTCTCAGCAACATCACCAACTACCTCAATAGTATTCGTAGAAGCAGGTAAGCTAACAATATCTACATTACCAATATTATTATCTCCAGCAGCTATTGATAAAATATCTACATCGCCTATATTATTAGTACCAGCGGGTAGTGATTCTCCAAATTTAATATCACCAATATATGTTCCATCTGATTGAGCTGAAATAGCAACTACATCTACTTGCATTTGAGTAGAAACAGCACCTGCGATCGTAGCTAAGTGAGCAACTCCATCATCATCCGTAGCTATCGTAACTCTTTGAGTCGTTGCAGAAATTGCCCCTTCTCCAGCCTGAGCATCACTACCAGCAAGGTTCATATTTACATTTAAATAATTTCCATCTACAGCATTATCAATATTACCTAAAGAAGTTTTTATTGCATCAGTATCAGAATCAATAGTTCCTAATAGAGTCTCTACTCCGTCTACGTGACCAATGATTGTAGATTGGTTTGCTGCTGTTGCTCCACCAGAAGGTAAAGCAGAAGATACGATATCTACTTGTGTATGACCAGCTGCGTCAACTAATGGAACTGTATTTGTACCACTACCATCCGCTGCTGTGTTACTAAAGATAACAATCGAATCATTTTCTTTATCTATATCTACAGATAACTGAGATCCATCGAGAGTTACGTTATCGATATCAACTTTTAACGCATCCTCACCTGAGTTTAAAACTTTGTTTAAAACTTCTTTAGCTTGATATTTATAAGGCACTGCCATAATTTAATCCTCTATTTCCCTCCACCACCGTCTTTTAAGACCATTATTGGAGATTAGGTGGCATTATTCTTCGTGATCCGCCAACCTTATCTCTCTTTTTACTTCCATATTTTACTAAACATTCTTTCCATTTTCTTTCGTGTTGATTGGAAAGATTCATTGAAATTGATGATGCATTCGCATCTGATATAGATAACTGACCAGCTCTATCCATATATAACTTACACTTTACATAATCCACTAGAAATGAATGTAATGTATTATCTATACCTTTTGTTTTTAAATCATCTGTTACACCAGTTACAGTATCTGGTTCAGCATAATAATGTATTAAAATTCCATTTGTAACAGCTTCATTTATCGGTTTATAATGTCCAAGTTTTTTATGTGTACTTGAAGCATCACTCCCTTGTGTCGTAACAATAGCAAGATGCTCTCCTTTTATAAACCAAGCTATATAATCTTCTGGGTATTTATATGTACTCGCCATTAATCTATATCCATAGTTTGAATTTCATTATTTAAAAGTCTTGGAATCATAACATATTCGCCATTCGCATCCATAAAATCAACTCTAAATACTTTATTTATTTCTACACCAGCATTAGTATCACTAAGGGTATACCATTGTTGATCCGCAACGGTTGTTGCCTTTGCATACTCAACTCTTGTATTATACTTTCCAGCTTCCACTAAGGCCTCATTTATTAAAGCCATAACATATTTTTCTGGAGCTTCTGGAAATACTTGCCTTACCATAGACAAAATTGTTTTTACTGTTAAACTGTGTACAGCCATTAATCAGAATCCTTTCCAAGCAACCCAATTTGTTGCCATGTTCTAGTCTCGTCCTCCCAGTCATTGACAGTCATATCAGGCCAACTACCTGGTAATACCCACGTAGTAGATGTATCCAAAGCAACACCATCCCATAATGCGCCAGTAAACGTAAGTGTCGTATTGGAGTTGCTTGCTGTTGCTTTATTCGTTAATTCAAAAGTAGTAGAATTAGTAACAGAATCAACTCTAGTATTAACTGGAATTCCAGTTCCAGAGACATTCATTTCTACAGAAATAGCGCTTGTACTATCCATTGTAACCGTAGCATCTCCACTCGTCGTATCGCAAGTATTATCTGTAGAACTTGGGTACGGAAGAGTAACTAAACTCCACGTTGGATTAGTAGATGAAAGTGTTACTAACGTTAAAGCCAATTATTAAACTCCATCGTTATCACAAATAGCAAATACTTGTGCTTGAATATTTCCAGATGAAGAATCAGCATTAACATCATTTATTTCTGTATTTCCAAGTTTTGCAAAAAAGCATTCTCCTGGTTTTAATACTATATCACCTACAGCGCTACCAGTGGCAGTACCGCCACTCAGATTTAAATGTAACGTAGCTGTTGTAGATGTGCTTCCATCAGTTGTTCCAGTATGTTTAATAAATAAAAATACTATATCATCAGTTCCATTAACTGTAGCAGTAGCTCCTTCTTCTGCTGTTCCTTGACCTAAGAATGGTACACTTGCAAGTAACGCATCCTCAGATGATGAACCTATTATTGTTAACGAATATGTCCATTTATTATCATCACCTATATCATTTAAATCATAGACACTAGTTCCGCCAACAGATGTTTTTATTTCATCTGGCATTAAAGATGCTGATACGCTTACTGTTGCTCTATCTGCTGCCATTATTTATTCCCCTTGTTTACCTTAAGATGCCCTTGCACCTGTTAATAATTGTAATCCTCTTTGGTAATCTGCGCTTAAATTCTGATGTTGGCTAACTATCCATTGGTAATCAGTAACTTGTTTTTGAATTTTTGCATTATAATTTTGAATTTCAGATGCAACTTCGGATTGATATTTTTGCAGTTCATTTGAATACTTTTGAAGTTTGCTACCATTATCAGCTATTATATCTTCCATTTGCTTAGCTGCATTTTTTGCATTCAAATCTGTTTTTGTTCTAAATCTTTCTATTTCTGCCTGTAAATCTTGATTTACTTTTGTAGCTTCTTCTTGGAATTCTACTTGGTAGCGAACATTTTCTTCATTAAATTTATTTAAAGCTTCGTCCATCTGTGCTTTTATTTGTTGTATTTTTGCTACAGCTAATTCTGTATCTTCATCGGTTTCTATATATGATGTTACTTTAGAAAAATTAACTGGAGAAATAAAAGTTGGCGCATTATTACTAATATCTATTTTAGCTGGAGAAACTAAAACCTCAGCTGTTGCGTCGGTATAGGATACCGTAGAAATTGTAGGAGCAACTGGAGCTGGTGGTAGAGCTATATCGGCTGGCAATGACGATGATTTGCCATTCATAACCTGTTGCAATGCTTTTACAGCAGCATATAAAACAACTAAATATTCAGCTTCATTTGGAAAATTAGTAATCTTATCATTGCCATCTGCGTTTATTGGAGAGTTTTGACTATAAGTAGGAACAGATACTAATTTATTTCCACTTCCCCCAGATGGTAATATATTAAATTTACCATCATTAGTATAGTACGCAGGATCTGTCGCTGTAGCATATTCCATATCGCTACTATCAGCTGCTCTACCTCTTTTCCAAGCTGGTATAAGTCTACAAGGTTGATCTATAGTTCCGTCATTGCGCGTCATAGATATAACCTTGTGTCCTTCAGATTCAGTAGTTCCAGAAATAACATTAGTTTCTTCTGCTATACGCTCTTGCATAGAGCGAGGCATAGCATTAATAACTTCATTAGCTCCTTCTGTAATAAACTGGTCTAATGCAGCTTGGTCTTCAGTCCAAGATGAACCTACTAATTCTATTACTTGTGCATCAAAATTTGCCATTTATTAATATCTCTTTGACTTCTTTTTAGATTTGCTCTTGGAAGACTTTTTCTTTTTAGGTCTACCAACTTTACTTCCGTAAGTTCCTTTACCTCTAGGCATATTAAAATCCTTTCCAACGTGGGTCTACATTATTCATTCGATCCACACTTTCATCTACTGAAATGGTGTTAAATTCAACATCGGTTCTTTTTCCAGCTTCGGTTCTCATCCAAGTATTTGTTGTAAATTTTGGTGCTGAAGCTCTTTTACCGCATTCTCTGCAATAAAACCAATTTTCGGGATTAGGTTCATCACAATGTTGACAACTTGCTTTTTTAGTCATCTCTTGTTAATTACCAATCTTTTTTTCTAATCCAAAGTATAAAAAACATTAAGCGCCAGACACAACCATAGTCATAATCTTATCGCCCTTTAATGCACAATGTGATATAGATATAACTTTATTGTTAGTTGAATCTAAGGAAGCTATATAATCATATACATCTTTTGCTATTTCACCTGAACTTTGTGTTTTAGTTCCAGGTTTAGGATTGTGTATAAAAACTTTTACATCTGTATTAGATGAATTATAATTTGCCATTTCTATTCCTTTGTTTTAAATCTTTAGTAGATTTGGGGCAAGCCCTTTATACGACCTACCCCACAGTTCTACAAAACTGTTATCTTTAATTATTAACTAAAGATATGTGATACAGTACCATCTCCGAATAAGTTGCCCGAAAGGAGCCACTTTGAATCAGAAATAGCAGTAAACTTAACATGACTACCAATGAATCTACCATCAGTATCCGCGTCTGCTGTCATAACATAGTCAGCAGCTGCTGGACAGTTAAATGCTGAAGTAGCAATGTCTTCATTCATTGCAGTTACATTACCCAATTCATCTTTATCATGAGTCCATACAACACCTTGGTAAGTATCAGCGCTTGAAGCAGCTGTAATTGACCAAGTACCTGTGAAAGTTGTGCCAACATGGAATTCGTATTCTAAACCAGCTTCTGCTGCTGGAAGAGTGATTGCGCACCCACCAGCTACATCAATGGTATATATAGAACCAGAATCTTTAGCTAACACACTATATGTTGAAGCGTTTACGTTTACAACTTTACGTCTGTATTCACCGTAATCACCGCTACTAGAATTATTAAGACTATTATACATTTAATACCCCCTAAAATTCTACGTGATAAAGAGCGTGAGCTTCTGGTAGAGTTACCTCTAAGCCAGCTTCAGTAAGGATCATATCCTTCCTCAAGTCTTCATCAGCGTTTTGTACGTTAGTTAAGATTGCAGTGTCGCGATTAAGCCCGTTACCAACTAATGGACGATAAGCTACTTGACTCATGTCAACCATAGCCATCATATTAGCAGAAATACCACGGAATAGTGGTTCTTTTACTAAGTGCATTGTGCCATGAATTGTTTCAATAGTCATTACCTTATGACCGAAAGCACCTGCTCGCTCTGACATATTCATGCGATGAGGTGACTGGTTAGTTGTGGTTGCAGCTCCACTCAAAGCAGCGTTGGCATTATGAGCCATACTTGTGCTTAAGAACGAATCTGAACCAAGCTTATTAAAGAAGCTAATTACAGGTAAACCTGCAAGTACTAGTTTCTCGCTTGCGCCACCACGTGCTGGATCAAAAATTACTTCCATATCGGAAAGTAATCTATCATAAGTTAATTCAGAATCTTCTACACTTCTGTAGTAAGGTGCGCCAGTACTATAAGAAAGAGCAGCATCACCAATTTGTGCTGTGCCATTCTTTAATATGTGACCGACAATACCTTCTGTATACTGAACAGAACTTACTCTAGCTCTTTGACCAAAAAGCATTGCTCTCTCAATATCAACTTTATGCTCGCGAAGTTTAAGAGCCCAAATGCGCTCCCATTCGTTTGCATAACCGCGATAGCGAGTAGCAATTGCTGTGTTTGACATTTCAGCTGCAGTCTTAAAAATCTGAGTATAACCGTAGTCATCTTCAATTTCGTTTGACCATGCATCTGGTGAACCAGAACCTTCTGCAAATGATGTACCAATTACTTGGCAATTATCATTATTACTAAGAATTTCTTCGCCGCTAATAGCTCCGCCAGAATTAGTTGTATTCGAAACATCAATAATTTTACCCTGGAAAGTAGTTGACGTACCCTGATCTTGAGGGGAAGAGTCAACTCTTACTAGAGTTTGTGAATATCCAGCTGAACCTGCTACGGTATTAACCGCAAAAACCATTCCTTTTACAAGGAAATCTACTGAAGCTCCGCCTGAATCTGTTCCACCCGTAGCACTATCTGCATCAACTGTAAATGTGTAAGAACTTCCTGCGCTAACAGCAGATTCACCATTTACGTGTGCAGCTAATTTAAAGTTACGTGTAGTCCAATCAATCTTAGAACGATTTTCCAAAAATCTAAATACAGGATCATCCGTTGGTACTTTTGCAACTTTTGAAAGATATACAAAAAACGGTGATTCCTCGGGTGCTAATTCAGCAACCCTATCTGAAAAATCGTATAATCTACGGCGGTCAGGCGCTTGCCCAACTCCAGCAGTGGTAGCAGCAGCTGTGATATCATAACTGGATTTTACTCCACTTGTAACAGCCATTTGTGTTACCTCCTATTTGATTATAGTTATTAGGGAATTCTCCCTGCTTGCCCTGATTGCAAAATTCTATCCCAAGCTGAATCCTGTTCATTCTTTCTTGGTGGCTCGCCACCTTGAAGAACGCCAGCTGTTCTTGGAATACTTTGAGTATTTTTAACCGCTTCCATGCTCGGAGAAACACTATCAGTTCCTTTATTATAATATTTACGATAAACATCAATTAATAGATCAATTGGTAACTGATCTCTTGGTGTTGTCGCAAATTCAATAAAGTTATTGATATCTTTCTCGTCCTGCATATTATAGCTATTACTTAACTCACTACGCAAATTTTGCAATGCTACTTGACCTTGGAGCTCAGACATATGTTTTCCAACTGCCTCATCTACCAAAGCCTTTTCTTGAGCCGTTCTCATTTTATATGAAGCCGACTCTGGTTTGTAATAGGCTTCCCATGGGTCAAAAGATGATTCATCGACATTATCATTATCATCTTGTTCGCGTATAGTTTCTTGGGAATTACGACCTTCAAGCTTATCCCTTATTGCCTCAACTACATCTGGTCTTGATTCAAGAACATTTTGTAATTCAGACATCGGCTGAAGCTTTTCATAATCGCTTTGAAGTCTATCGTAATCAGCTTTTTGCTTATCATACATAGACTGAAACTTGCGAGTTTCATTTTCCCAATCAGTGCCATAGTCAATCTGTCCTTCATCGCCTTCTTTAGTAATTAAATTAGGCGGTCTCTTAGTACCTTCTTCTACTACAGCATCTTGCACACTAGGTAACTCAGACGCTAATGCAACATCAGGCATAGATACATCTAAACCTTCTCTTGTATTTTTACCAGCGTCTACCTCTGGTGCTTCAACTACACTTTCTTGCACTTGTTCTTCCATATAACCTCCTTTAGATTTCTTCTTTAACTCAAGCCACCCTTAGATGCCCTGAAGAAGTATAACCTATGATTATTTATTTTGTGCGTTCCCCTTTCTTAGAGGAACTCCCTTTATTTGCCTTTTGTACAGCTAACGCAGCTTCGGCACGAACATCCGCTTTATCAATCACATTCTCTAGTTGAGTGAGTTTTACTCTTTCCTTATATTTCGCCTCAGATTTAATCTCATTCAAATCAGATTTGAATTTCTCACTGATAACTTGTTTTTTAGCGTGAACCGCTTCGCGGTCTGCTGTTTGTAAGTCACCAGAAAGTTCTTTTATCTGACCCTCTAGTTGTTGTATATATGACTGCATTTGCGCTATTTGACCTTTGCGTTGCAATACACCTTCTTTGTCGTAGATCTCTGTTTTCTTTAAGACCTCGACATCATCTACCAATCCTAACTTATACGCGTCAAGATACATATTGTATTCTGCCATCTTATTTGACGGTAAAGTTGATCCCGATATAATCCGAACATCATGCTGACCTAATGATATATCATTTTCTATCTGCATAAGTTCATTGGATTTATCATCATACATCCTATTGTTTACTGTAAATTCAGTAAGATCGTTATTAGGTTGTACGATTCTAAAAGTTTTTTGGAATGTATAATGTCCTTTTGCATAATTATACATACATCTTCCAAGTTGATTTAAGCTTCCCTCTATATCTTTTAATTTAGAGCGACCACGACTTTCACCCATCTCGGAAAGCATAGCTGTTCCCCTAACAGTATCAGGAGCTTTTTCTTTAAAACCTTGCATCAACTCTGGGATTCCAAAATTTAAATCTATATAATGTTCTACCCTATCTATCAAATGATAAAATTCATTAGCCAAAGGCTGTGGTGCTGGAAAATGAGGTTCACCAAATTCTGGATTATATTCTAAAACAGCATTTGGATTAGCCCAATCTCTTTCTAATTGACCAACATCATCCACACTTCCTTCTGGAACTAAAAGCTTAAGCCCAGCTGATGCCTGTGCATGACTTAGAGTTAAAGAAAAAAGCTTGTTAATAAGCCTTTGCGAGTCTTTAACTTTAGTTACATCTGATTTTGGATATGGAGTATTAGTCCATATATTTGGAACTGGTATGATAGGATATATATCTGTATTAAGTACTTGTTCATATAATAAAAATTGCCCCATAGTTGCAGCAGACTTAATACGTGTTTGCATAATTTCAACAGCTTCAATTAAACCAGATTCTATTAAATGAGAATTTTCATTTGTTATCTGCTGAAATGTTTCCATATCAACAACTTTTTCTTCACCACTTTGTTTGTTAAAAAGTCTATAATATGGAACTTTTACTTTTTCAAATCTTTCTAATATTCTGTATCTTTCATAGCCAGCTCGATCTTTATCTTTTATTACGTCTGGAGTAAATGATTCAGATGAATTCTTTTTTGATGAGGTAGGATAATCTTCTTCGTCTACAGTTGTTTCTACATCGTCTATATATTCCTCCATTTGAGGATATAAAGACATTACTTGTTCTTTAGTAAGTATTGTAGAAAGTAAAATAGCTGAAGCATCACTAAAGTATCTATTTCTTGAGGCTGGATCTACATAAACCCTAAATGGGTTGACGTGAGTATATTTGACATCGCCACGCCCAAAATCTGCCTCTGGGTCAACGTATACATAAAAATATCC